CTTACCAAAAGGTAATTTTAAATTTAGAGACGATGCGTTTGAAATGAGAAGAGCGTCTGAAAATCCTCTATTGGAAAACCAACAGGGTAAAAAAGATTGGGCGGTTTCTAACAAATGTGTTGGATTTACTGTAGACCTTGGTATTAGAAGTCAAAATGTTTTCTTTTCATTCTCGGTATCTCAGGACAATGGTACTGCAACATCTGAGTCGATTAATACTCAGTTGAACATGGTTGACCAAGCTTCAGGTAGACAAACTGCAACTCAAAATAACAGTTTATATAACCTATATAAACAAAGAAGTTATAAATGTACGGTTGTATCATTAGGTAATGCTTTAATACAACCAACAATGTATTTCAACCTTAGACACGTACCAATGTTTAATGGACCGTATATGATTCAGGATGTTCAACATTCAATTCAAGCGGGTAACTTCCAAACAACATTTACGGGTGTTAGACAAGGGGTATTTGATTTACCTGCCATAGACAGTTTCTTACAGAGTATTAACCAAAACCTTATAACTAAATTAGAAGAACTTCTTAAAGTTAATAAGGATAGTGTTACAGTTTCAGGAACTACCAATACGGTTAAGAGTACAACACTACCTCAAAAAGCCGACAATACTCTTGATACACCAAATGCGTGTAAGAGTAATGTACTTAAAACTTTTGCGGATGCTGGATTTGGAGACGGGGTTGCGGCAACCTTAACTGAATTTACACCAAAACAACTTGCCGACGCATTACTTACTGAAATCCCTAACAATAAAGAATTACAAATAATCATATATTGTTTATCGTATATGAGAAGTTTCCAAAAAAGTTCTACAAGTGGATTAGGGGCGTTTAATAGTTGGAATAATAACTTGGCAACCATTTCATTAAATACGGATTGGGGTGGTCTTAACTCTACTTTGGAAAAGAGATACAGTTGTGTTAAATCTAAATCAAACGCATCAACATCACAGTCTTTACCAATAGTTCATTTTACAACTATTGGGAACTACGTGAGATTTATGTCAAATAGATTAAGAGAAAGAGTACCTCAAATATTGGAAATTGGTTTGGCCAAATACTATGTTTGTTATTGGCCAGACTCTAATATATCTTCAGAATATTATGATTCTCACACATCAGAATTTAAACAAACTAAGGATACTTTATATGAAGCAATAAATTCGGCGGTTAAAGTTGGACTATCAAGTCTTGATAACTCAAAAGACTTAAAGGCGACCATTAAAGTAACTGAAATCAAAGGAACAAGTGGAACATCAGGAACAAGTGGAACATCAGGAACTAGCGGTACATCAGGAACAAGTGGAACATCGGCATTAGATTTAACTTGTCCACCACCAGCGCTTAAATCATTTACACCAACTGCGGGTTATACAGGTACTATTGTACAAGTTAATGGTAGTAACTTGGCAACAGCTAGCGAGGTTAAAGTTGTGGGAGTTGTGGTACCTAAGAAAGATGTTACTGTGTTTAGTGATAGTATGTTACGTTTCATAGTACCTAAAGTATTCACAGGTGAAGTTAATCTTAATGGAAGAATTGAGGTTAAAACTGACCATGGTTCATTTACAGGGTCTACGTTATTCAATTATAACCCTGCGTTAAATGGTATTGCTAGTCTAACTCCAGGAGGTGCGTTTAGTGAGGATAACACAGGTACTACCACTCCAACTACAACTGCAACTGTAAATCAAGAGACAGTAAATTCTAATCCGCAAACAACAGGACCGAATCCGTTGGTTGTTGCAACAAATACTAAAAATCCAAATGGAGGTAATGAGTTATTGGTTATTAAAGTTAATACCGACCCTACTTTAGGTGTATGGAAGATAGAACCTGAAGCTAAATATAATTATATTATAAACGTGGTTGAAGTGGGTCCAAATAATACAATAACAACTTCAGAGGTAACTAAAGGTGAATACGAAACTTTAGAAGGGTTTGTTTCTCAAGACGGTCAAACGTTTTCAATTAATAGACAACAATTTATTGATAGTAATTCACAATTTAAGAGAGAAATTAACGATAATTCTGGAAAAGAAATTAGAATAGACACTCAAATTAATGTAATGGCGATACCAGCGGACCAAGAAAAGTATCCAAAAAATACTGAGACGTTTTCTAATTTTGAAATTGTAGTACCTAAATCATTATCAAAAACGTTTCCCCCAAAACAATTATCGATAACATTGGCGGATGAAGAACCAACTATACAAGGTAATGGGCCACAATTTTATAATATTAAAAAACCTAATGGGGAATATATTACTTTTAAATTTAACACAGAAGACCCATTTAATTCACAGTGGGTTGGAAGTACAAAGTTTGTAAAGAACGGTAGTACGGTACCATTAGCGTCAGGATGTGTTAGTGGTTCAGATACAAGATATACTCAATCATGCACTGTGAGTGAATTAGGAGTTATTAGATTAGTTATTGAATATTACCCTTATGGGTTTACATCACCAATTGGTGGGGAGGTTTTAAAACAGACGGTTATGAGTTCTCCTTTCACTTTATAACATAACAACATATTTATATAGAAAGAATATTATGGACATCAATACAGCAATCAGCAATTATCTTGGGAAAAAAATTAATTATTCTGAAAAAGATAATAACGACGGAACAAAAGAAGTTTGCGACTTAGCAACGGGCCAATGTTATACAGTAAGAGAACGTGACGGTCTTATCGAAAGAAAAGGTAACAGTACTTACGTTAACAGACAAGTTATGGTTGAAACCGATAACGGATTAAAACAATTATTAAACGGATAAAAAATGAGTTTAGATAAAAAAATATTAAGTGAGATAGACAGATACAGAAGTATCAACAAATATATCACAGAACAGGCGGAGGAAATTCCAACAACACCTGAAGAAGATTTAGGGGCTTTAGCCCCACTACCAGGTGATGCAGGAGCAGGAGCTCCACCACCACCATCAGACGCAGCGGCGGTTCCACCACCAGCACCTGGAGCACCTGTATCAGGCCCATTAGATGTTGAGAATGACCCCGACGTAGAAAAAATTGACGACGAGGGGAATAGTGAAGAGGCAAGTGCGGAAGAAGGTGATTCTGAAGAACTTGATATTACTGAATTAGTAGACTCTCAAAAAAGTATTCAAACAAAACAAGATGAGTATTTTGAAAATTTATTTGGACAATTAAATGATTTACAATCAAGATTGGGAGAGATGGATAACATCATGACTAAGTTAAACACTCTTGAGAATAAGATTGAGAAATACAGAGAAAAAACTCCACAAGAAAAATTAGAGTTAAGAACATACGACTCATACCCATTCAATCAAAAACTTTCACAGTTTTTTGATGATAAGTCAGAAGAGATGGAAAAGACGGGAAAAAATGATTATGTTTTAACTTCCGACGAGGTACAAGACATCAACGTTAACGACATCAAGAACTCTTTCCAACCTGGAGGGGGGGAAGATAAAGAAAGTTACAAAACTTCATTTAGATAATAACGAAGGTGTCGAAAGACACCTTTTTTTATTTGACTATATCATATTTTCACCTATCTTTATAAAACAATTTAATCATTTTAATTTTAAAAACATGAGTTCATTAGACGCCGTATTGGCACAGTACGAAAAATCACAAAGTTCATCGGGCGGGGCCCAAAGCAAGATGTCGCAAGACGAAAGAATGAAAAAGTATTTCGCTTTAATCCTTGGGGATAAAGAGAAATCAGGTCAGAGAAGAGTAAGAATCCTTCCTACCACAGATGGTTCCTCACCATTCAAAGAGGCATGGTACCACGAAATCCAAGTAGGTGGTCAATGGCAAAAATTCTACGACCCAGGAAAGAATGACAACGAGCGTTCACCTTTAAACGAGGTTTACGAAGAGTTGATTGCCACAGGTAAAGAGTCTGACAAATTGTTGGCGGCTCAATATCGTTCTCGTAAGTTTTATATCGTTAAAGTTATCGACCGTGACCACGAGGAAGACGGTGTGAAATTTTGGAGATTTAAACACAATTACAAGAATGATGGTATCTTAGATAAAATCATTCCAATTTGGAGAAACAAAGGTGACATCACTGACGCTGAAAAAGGTCGTGATTTAATCATCGAGTTAGCAAAAGCAAAAACTCCAAAAGGTAAAGAGTACACAACTGTATCTACAATTATGTACGACGACCCAACTCCTGTACACACAGACGCAGACCAAGCTAAAGCTTGGGTAGAAGACGAGTTAACTTGGTTAGACGTTTATTCTAAAAAACCTGTTGAATATCTTGAGGCTATCGCTCGTGGAGAAACTCCAAAATGGGATAGTGAAAAAGGTGGATACGTTTACGGAGATAGTTCAGTTGAAACCGAATCATTCGGTGGTGGTGCTTCTAAAAGTAGTAAACCAGCTGTAGTTGCGGACCCACAAGCAAATGACGAACCAGACGGAGACTTACCGTTCTAATTTATAACAAGGGTGGGAACTCCCCACCCTTTAATTTTTATCACATGACGTTTAAAGAAGAAATTGACTTACAGTTAAAAGACAATAAAATATTGTCTTATGAAATCTTGAGTCAACTAAAAGATAAAGGGTACTTCTCAGGTAGAAGTAAGCAGATTGGTGATACTGTTTTATTTGGTATGTTAAAAGACGAAGACGAGGATGGTACTTCGGTTATTAGAATTGTAACTTTCCATGAAGAAGAAATTGGAACTCTTTACGAAGAGGACAGCACCTTTTATAACAGAAACAAAGTAAACAAGTTACCTAACATTAAAAGAATAGAAAATGGCAATTAAGAAAAACGATTTTAAGTCTATCAAAGACAAATTCTCAACATCAGCGAAATATAAACCTCAAAGGTTTTTTGACTTAGGTCCTGATTTCTTGGACGCGGTTGGTTTACCAGGTCCTGCTATTGGACACTTGAATATGTTACTTGGTCACTCAGATACAGGTAAGACGACTGCACTTGTAAAGACTGCGGTTGATGCTCAAAAGAAGGGTATCCTTCCTGTGTTTATCATCACAGAACAAAAATGGTCATTCGAACACGCCAAATTGATGGGGTTTGATTGTGAGGAAGTAGTTGATGAAGAAACAGGTGAGTTAGATTGGGATGGTTTTTACATCTTCAACAATAACTTCAACTACATCGAACAAATCACTGACTACATCAACAACTTGTTAGATGAACAAGAGAAAGGTAACTTGGACTACAGTTTGTTATTCTTATGGGACTCAGTTGGTTCTGTACCATGTAAGATGACATTCGAAGGTAAGGGTGGTAAACAACACAATGCAAGTACGTTAGCCGACAAGATTGGTATGGGTATTAACCAAAGAATTTCAGGGTCTCGTAAATCAGATTCTAAATACGAAAACACATTGGTTATCGTTAACCAACCATGGGTTGAATTACCTGACAATCCATTTGGACAACCAAAGATTAAAGCTAAAGGTGGTGAGGCCATTTGGTTGAACTCATCGTTAGTGTTTTTATTTGGAAACCAAAAAGGTGCTGGTACAACTAAAATTACCGCAACAAAAGATAAGAGAACTATTAAGTTCGCATCAAGAACAAAAGTTTCTGTAATGAAGAACCACATCAATGGATTGGGTTACGACGATGGAAAGATTATTGTTACACCACACGGATTCATTGCAGGTAAAGAAGCTAGTGAAGAAAAAACTTCATTGGAAAAATACAAAAAAGAATACGCGGACTATTGGAAGGACATCATCGGAACTGATGGTGACTTCGATTTGAAAGAAGAAAAAGAAGATTAGTATTATTGTTTCACCCTTTAAATCACACCAGTGATTAAGACATTATTAGTAGACGGAGACAATCTGTTTAAGATAGGATTTCACGGAGTTAGAGAGATGTATGATAATGGAGACCACTTAGGAGGTCTCTATCACTTCATCAACATCTTAAGACGGTTTCTAGAAGAGCACAACTTGGATAAGGTTGTGGTCTTTTGGGACGGTGATTCAAACTCATCAATTAGGAAATCTATATACCCCCAATATAAGGCGAATAGAAGGCAGGATATGAACGAGTACAAGTACGAGTCATACCTCCAACAAAAATCTCGAGTTAAACAATACCTCGAGGAGATATTCGTACGCCAAGTTGAGATGATTAACAACGAGGCTGATGACTTAATTGCTCACTACTGTAAAGTCGCAACGGATGAAGACGTGATAATCTTCTCAGCAGACAAAGACTTAACCCAACTCATATCTGAAAAAGTTACCATATATTCTCCAATCTCAAAACAGTATTTTAAGAATGGGGATGTAATAACAATCAATAAAGTTGAGATACCACATTATAACGTTTTATTAACTAAAATTTTCACAGGAGATAAGTCCGATAATATCGATGGTATTGAAGGATTGGGGGAAAAAACTTTGGTAAAATTCTTTCCTGATTTGATGGGAAAACCATGTACTATGGACGAATTACTCGATATTGCACGAAATAACGAGCAAAAGAAAAAACCAAAAGCTCTTGAGAATATTTTGACTGGTAAGACAAAAAATGGTATACTTGGTGAGGAGTTCTATAACACAAACATGAAGATTGTAGACCTTGGGAACCCACTTATTACCGATGAAGGTAAAGAACTTGTCGAACAAATATATACAGACACAATTGACCCCACAGATAGAGGATATAAAAACTTAATGAGACTTATGATGGAAGATGGTCTCTTTAAATACCTCCCCAAAAATGACGAAGCTTGGGTAAACTTCCTTCGACCATTTATGAAATTAACAAGAAAAGAAAAAAGAAACACAAACAAAAATTAAATCGCATGAGAGAGCAAGACAGCACAAAAATGGAATTCCTTTTGACATTGAATGACAATATTGTAGTTCAAAGATTCTTTAACGTTAGAGGGTATAACCCAAAGGCAAGAAACTCAACCGAGTTATATGACTTCATTCTAAGTTTAAAAGATGAATTACAATATGCTTTGAAAATGAAGACAGTAATTTACATGATGGACAACAAAGACGCAATTGCGCATGACCCATCAATTATGAACACATCTTACACAGATGGTCCTGAAGTTTTTAACATTTATGTTAAAGTTGGAGACACGACAATTTGTCATAGAGTTTTTGATGGAAAATTTTATCCGCCAAAAGTTCGTTATACAGTCGACGTACGACCATTTTTAAAAGAGGTCCTTCGTGAGTTAACTGACATTTTTTCAAATAACAAATTAACTTACGAATATTTGGAATTCGACCTAAGTAAGTAGGTATTTAATAATACAAGGGACAATTTTAAATTAATATATGAACAAAAATTTCGATTATTTAGGTAACACATTTCAAATTCAATTACTAAATCAAATAGTAGTTGATAAGGACTTCTCATCGTCTATTATGGACGTGATTGAGTCATCGTACTTTGACAACAAGTACTTCAAAATCATCTTACAGATGATAAAAGAATACTATGTAAAGTATGAATCAACGCCTAATTTCGAAACTCTTGACCAAATTGTTAAGTCAGAAATTTCACAGGAAATCGTTGCAAAAGTGGTCTTAGATACCTTGAAACAGGTAAAAGATGCACCTTTTGAAGGTACAGTATTCGTTCAGGAGAAAGCTTTAAAGTTCTGTAAACAACAAGAACTTCAAAAGGCGATGGACAAAGCTCAGAAAATTATTACAGAAGGTGATTTTGAATCTTACGATAAGGTTGAAGGATTGGTGAGAAACGCGTTACAAGTCGGTGAAATCGACAAAGGACAGACGGACATATTCGCTAACTTGGATACCGTATTAGACGAGGATTATCGTCACCCAATTCCAATGGGAATCCCTGGAATTGATAGACTACTTAAGGGTGGTTTGGCCAAAGGTGAGATTGGTGTTATTCTAGCTCCAACAGGGGTGGGTAAGACAACTATCTTAACCAAAATTGCGAACACAGCGTTCAACTTGGGGTACAATGTTCTTCAAGTATTTTTTGAGGATAACCCAAAGATTATCCAAAGAAAACACTTCACACTTTGGACGGGTATCGAACCTGATAACTTAGTGAAACACAAAGACGAAGTAATGTCTAAGGTTACAGAAATCCAAGAGAGTATGCCAAACAAGTTGGTTCTTAAGAAATTAGCTTCAGATACTATGACTATGAATCAAATCAAGAATCAGGTAAGAAAAATGATTGCCGATGGAAATAAAATTGATTTAATTATGTTAGATTATATCGACTGTATACTTCCTGAATCTACAAGTAAAGATGAGTGGAAGGCTGAAGGTTCTGTGATGAGAGGTTTCGAAGCAATGTGTCACGAGCTAGACTTAGTTGGATGGACCGCCACACAGGGTAATAGGTCCTCAATTTCAGCTGAAGTTGTAACGACCGACCAAATGGGTGGTTCAATTAAAAAGGCTCAGGTTGGTCACGTAATCATCTCTGTGGCTAAGACACTTCAACAGAAAGAAATGAACCTTGCAACCATCGCGAT